CTTGAGGTGTTGGAGCCGTGGAAGGATTAGGTTGAGGCGCATCACCATATTCAAGAATTACTTGTAAGCGCTTTACGATTCCACCACAAGGGTCACCGAAAATACTATTGACCGCTTGAATCACAGCATTGTTTTGACCAAGAAAAATCTCAGATACTTTTGCGATTGAATTTGCCGCATGACATTGAGCATTGATTACATAATTTTCAGGCAATCCATAACTAGCAAAAAATACTGATGTAAAAATCTTTCCAAGTGGGGCAACAAGATTCAAAGATTCATTTTCGTTTGCCGTACCATTTACCGAATTCAAAGGAGGTGTCGGTGCCGATGGAGTGGATGTTGCTGTTGGGCTTTCTGATGGGGTGGGCTGCGGGCTGGATTCAGGGGTCGGCGATACCGAAGGCTCGGGTTGAACAGTTGGAGATGGACTTGGCGTTGGCGAAGGCTCACTTGGAACAGATGGAGACGGAGTTGGTGTGGGCGAGGGCGAAGGTTCATTCGTTGGAGTTGGACTTGGCTCTCTGGTCGGAGAAGAACTCGGAGTTGGCGAAGGAGAAGGTTGAACAGTTGAAGTCTCGGATGGAGACGGAGAAGGTTCAGGAGTCGATGTCGGAGAAGGCGAAGGCTCAGGCGTTGGCGAAGGTGTGGGGGTGGGTGTTGGGGTTGGAGCAGGAGAACTCACAGAAACAGTAAAGATTGGTCCATACCATCCAGCCCAAAATCCGTTATCGATTCCCGATACATTGATTGTGACTTGACCCGAAACAACAGCGCTCACACTTGTAGCCTCTATCGCGTTACCGCTAAAACTTTGACCGTTGATTGAAACACTCCAGTTATCAGCAATAGGAGTACAACTACCAATACAGTTGGCGATGGTGTTATTGATTGAGACGGTGACAGTTGAGCCGTCGGTGACCGTCGTGAGATAGGTGGCGCTTCCGCCTCGATAATCGAATTGGATTGAATCGCCCGAGACATTGCCATTGGAAACCGATTGCCAAGACCCGTCGGCGCTCGCCGAATCGGACATAGGTATCAAAGCCCACCAAAAGACCAAAATACAGACAATCAGGACGCGCCAAACCCGCACTCGAGAACCCTTTGTTCGGGGTCACGCAGGACACGATTAGGGTAATTGTACTTGACGGGGGTTTGATGCTAAACTGGGGTTGTAAATAAGAGAGGAGTCAAGATGGCAGTCACGAAGCAATTCGCGGTTGAGATTGATACCGAACTATCAAATCTTTACAACGACGAATGGGCTATCAAAGAAAAGATTCTTGGCTATCAAGATTCTTTAGAGTTCTATGTCAAGAATCCAAGATATGCCAGCGACAATGTTGAGCATTATCAAAAGCAGATTGAGATTCTCAAACAAAAATTAGTTCCAATCAAAAAGCGTCAGAAAGAACTAAACGAGATTTACAACCAAGACCCATGGACTCGCGCTTACTTAGTTGTATCGAGCGACGGTCATGTTCACAAAGATATGTATTGCTCGACCTGCTTTCCGCAGACTCGTTACCAATGGTTAGTTCAGTACAGCAACGACGATGAGAAAACTATTGTCGAGGATGCTGGTCAAGATGCTTGTACGGTTTGTTACCCAAGCGCTCCAGCGGAAGTCTTGAATCGACCAAGCAGAATTGTTACGGCTGACAAGATTGCCAAGGCTAAAGCCAAGGAAGAGCGCGAAGCCAAGAAGATTGCTCGAATTGCTAAGGAAAAAGCAAACGCTCCAACTGCCAGCGGTGAGCCTTTGAAGATTATCCGTTCGATTTACAAAGACGGAAAAATTTCTTACGAGTACATCAAGACCGAAAGAACAGCGGTTACCTACTGGTTGAACACTCAATCTTGGGCAAAGTTCTCTCCAAGAGAGCAGTACGAGTTAGATAACTTGGATTTGATTGTCAAAAACCTTGCTGAGAAGAACGGTGTGTCATTTGAACAACAGTTGAAAATACTGAATAATAAGTTGAAGAAGAGGGGGGACTAATGGATTTACCAAACTTTCAAGAGTTGATAGGTCAGGAACTTCATGACGACCTCAAGCCTTATGTTGAAGAAGGCTCATTCGGCTTGATGCTTAGACACCCATTGGTTTATCAAGTGCCATTGGGAATTACTGGTTATGCCAACTTGTATTACGAGCAGAAACTCAAAGATGTTCAAAGCGCACTTGATGGCAAGAAGTATCAAAGTTATGTGTGGCTACATGAGCGCCCATATCGACTCGATGCCTTTAGCAAGATTCAGCACTTACTTGATGACAAAGAGTATTGGAAATTGCTTGGTGAGATTTGGGTCGATACAGAAAACGCATGGGCGAATCTTGCGGAATGGAAAAAATACTTCCGCTCCGATAGACCTTATCGAAACTATCTGATGGATTGGGATGAGCAGTTAGCGCATCAATCTCTCGGAGATACAGTCACGGTTTATCGCGGATGCCAAAAGGGAATCAAAGAGGATGGAATCTCATGGACTCTCAAGCGCGATAAGGCTGAATGGTTTGCGACACGATTTGGCAATGAGGGCAAGGTGCTTGAAATGTCAATCAGTAAAGAGAAAATTGTTGCTGTGTTTACAGGACGGAATGAATTCGAGGCGGTGATTGTATGAAGTGTTCAAGTTGTGGAAGTCAATATCGAATTACCTTTGTCAAAGGTAGACCGTATTGCTTTCAATGCGAAGTTGATGCGTCTTTCGAGGCGTATGGATTAGTTCGACCAATCAGGAAAGAGAGGGCATCATGAATGAAGAGATGGGATGGATTGAATCCAGCCTTTACAAGCGCGGAGTCAAACTAACCAAGAAGGGGCGCCGATGGGCAGACAATACAGAAGTGATTTTGTTCTACACGATTGTATTGCTCGTTTTCGGGGTTGTGGGGTCGATAGAGAGCGGTAGGTGGTTCTAATGACTATCCCATCATGGCTGAGGCTAAAAAAGCCTCTACGAGTCTCTGAAGCCTCGCTACGGGCTATAAAAAGAGCCGAGCGTGAGAAGGCGCTGGCACTTGAATCCGACACGCTTAGGGCTAAGTTGAATAACTAACGAAGGTTTGATATACTGGGATTGTTCTTGAGAGGAGGACACATGACTCAGGTGGTCGAAAAGAAAAAGACTCTTGGCAAGCGTGAGTGCGCTCGCATTTACAAAGAGGCTTATGAGGCTGGCGTCAAGGCTGGCAAAGAAGCAATTCCGACTCCAATGATTGTCGGACAACCAACCACTCCACTTGGTAACGATATAGATTTCAAAAAGCAAACCTATTTCGTTTCTGAAGGTGCTTGTGGTTTTGCGTGGGTAACAATTTCTCCCGCGAGAGGTGCTTTCGTGACTTATTTGAAAAGCATCGACTCTGGTAGCAAGGGTTACTATGGCGGTTATCAGATTTGGGTTCGAGAATTCGGACAGTCGATAACTCGCAAAGAGGCGTTTGCTGGAGCGTTTGCGAAGGTTCTAAATAGTTACGGAATCAGCGCGTTCGCCGAAAGTCGCCTTGACTAAATAGAATCTCACCCGCTGGCAACGACTCTCTTCCGAACGGACATGAGACCCGTCAGCGGGTGAGTGCCATATCCGTCTTTCCAACCTTTCACGGATATGTGTGTGCGGTATCCTTCCTTTCGGGTACCCATAGTTGGTGGCGTTGAGCGCTGTTGCGCGTCCGTCCTCTCTCTAGCGCGACCATAAATCGCTCCGCCACCGACGCCCATATCCTTGACAGTCATTCACTTTGATGATGTACCCTAAATCCCAAGGTTCGCAAAACACCTTGCTTGTAAAAGCGAAGTCGGTCAGATACCGACATCATCGAATTGCTGAAGCCATCAGCGAAAGAGATGCTCGCTCCGACCATCGGAGGAATATGCGATTCTATGAAAAACTATTACAGCCAATCCCATTCGGGTTCTTTGTCCTCGGACTAATAATTCTCAATCCGCTACACATCCCACCTGACTCTGAAGCCCGCGCTGAAGTGCCTGTGGTCATCAAGCCAGTCTTGATTGAGCGGACACCCGAGGCGGCTAAAGAATTAGCCCAAAAATTATTACCGAGTTGGGGCTGGAAAACTGAGGCGCAATGGCAATGCCTTGAGTCCTTATGGACCAAGGAAAGTAATTGGCGTCCCGATGCTTACAATCGAAAAGCGGTTTATCAGAACGGCGAGAAACTCAACGCTGGCGGTATCCCGCAGATTCTCGGACTCGACCCGAAAATTTCTGTCGAAGAACAATTGTTCCGAGGATTCACTTATATCGAAAGTCGATATTCAGACCCTTGCTCGGCGTGGCGCTTTTGGACTAGGAATTTTTGGTACTAACCTCGCTGAATGGCAAGAGATGAAGAGCAGAAAAAACCTTCTGTGATTGACGATGCGCTCGCTGAAATCGGGCGCATCGCTTTCATTGAACCCGCAATCTGTACAGGATGGGTTCTCGTATCTGAATGGATGGGAGAGGGCGATAAGGATTACTGGACTTTGACTTTAGCCGACGACCAAAATCCTGATTGGAGACATCAAGGATTGATTCATCATGCGATAAAAACATGGGAGGAAAATGATGATGTCGGACTCAAAGACAAACCGACCAATTGATGAAAAAGAAAAACAAGAATTACTCAACAGTTTGATTCGCGAGCGCTTTGGCGAATGGGCTACTAATAAACAGATTCCAGTAGAGCAACAAGAATCTGACTAATACAACATGAGTTTCAATTTTGTAGTGGAAGCGCCATGCCGAGACGCAGACCCATGGTTGTTTGACCAATCCAATTTAGATTTAGCGCAACCCGGATTGAAGTATTGCCAGTCATGTATTTTTTGGATTGAGTGTGAATCTCTAGTACAGCCTAAGAGTAATGCTTATGACGGAATTGTTGGTGGAAAGGTTTGGAGAAACGGCAAGGTATTGGCTAAATTAGACTCTGCTTCCCCGCATCGATTAGTCGTAGGAGAGGAATTAGTCAATGAAGAAACCGCCACAGTTCGAGGGAGCGAATTGCCATGGGATAGACACGGAGATGTTCTTTCCTGATGATAAAGGCGGATACACAGCGGAAAACCTTATGGCTAAAAAAGTTTGTAAATCCTGTGTATGTGTCGAAGATTGTCTGACCTATGCGCTACATTTCAAAGTCCTCGGAGTATGGGGAGGCACAACTATGGAAGAGCGTGATGTGCTAAGAAAAAAACTAAACATAATCGGACAACCAATATCTAACGAAAGGCACATAGCATGACGACACTTACTATCGCTGGCAATCTAGCCGCTGACCCTGAATTGAAATTTACGCCGAATGGCAAGGCGGTCGCATCATTTACTATCATCAGTTCAAAATCAGTAAAGAAAGATGATGGCACTTGGGAAAACACCGATGTCACAGCATGGTCGGTCAAGTGCTGGAATAAGTTGGCGGAGAATGTTTGTGAATCTCTTCGTAAGGGAATGAGCGTTATCGCGCAAGGCACCGCGGTTCAGGTTTCTTGGGAGGATAAACAGAGCGGTCAAAAACGGAGCAAGATAGAAGTCACCGCCTTCAATGTCGGCGTGGACTTGAAGCGCCATATTGTCAATGTTGTCACGCTTGACCGTAATGGTGCGGGCGATGTCGAAGAGAATCCGTGGACTCAACCATCATGGCAAAAAACACCCGAGGTTGATGCGTTCCCCTTCTAACCCCCGTGTAGTATCATTGGGGTTGAAAATCTCTGAAGGGAGATAGCATGGCTTGGACTGATTACTTTGTAGAGAATCTTCCAAACGGGAAGATGCTTGTTACCCCCAATGGTCGTCCATTTATTTCAATGGTGATTGATAAAGGTGAATTTGTCGAAGTTCATTTGACTGAAACAGAAACCGAATTGCCGTTCTTAGTTGTGTTCAAAAAGTTTGATGACTTAGGTTCTATCAGCGAAGAGCGTCCATACGGTTACGCGGCAACAAAAGATTTGGCTAAGAAACTTGCGATGGATGTTGCGATGCTTAGACAGAACTCTTTTGAATTTGTCCTTGACGGAGAATAAAAAGGCAAAATTCGCCTAACGCTATAATCGTGAGGTGTATGACAACTTCGCTCCCAAAGGCGATATGGTCATGTCTGCTTTACGGGGTTTCGCTATACAGGCTCACGAATTATTCTCGGAGTTGAAACAAGCGGGATTCACAGAGAAGCAAGCGCTCGCAATTGTCGTAGGTTTAGCCGCTAAAGAGTAGAGGGTAGGATGGCAGAAAAGATACCGTTAGATTTATCTGAATTCGGCTCTACTGGTCTGCGTCGTTCAGGCGGTACAGTCTTTGAAGAATTTCTTGTAAACCTTCGAGGCTTGCGCGGTGCCAAGGTTTATCGCGAGATGTCCGATAACGACCCAACTATCGGGTCGATGCTATTCGCAATTGAGAAAGTTATTACTCGTCTTGAATGGCGAGTAGACCCATATTCAGATGATTCAGAAGATGGAAGCGTCAGTCCCGAGGATAAAGAAGTTGCGGCATTTGTTGATTCATGCCTACACGATATGAGTGATTCATGGGACTCAACTTTGTCACAGATGTTATCCATGTTGATTTTTGGATATTCGTATCACGAAATTGTTTACAAGGTTCGCTCGGGAGATAACAAGGACCCGCGCAAAAAGTCTAAACATAATGATGGTCGTATCGGTTGGCGCAAGATGCCAATTCGCGCACAAGAAACTTTGTTCCGCTGGATGACTGATGAGGATGGCGGTATTCAAGGAATGGTCCAAGTAGACCCATCAAGCGGTGGCATCTATGAGATTCCAATTGAGAAGTCTTTGTTGTTCCGCACTTCTTCACATAAGAATAACCCTGAAGGTCGTTCCATTCTTCGTAACGCTTATCGTTCTTGGTATTTCAAGCGCCGCATTGAAGAGATTGAGGCTATCGGTGTTGAGCGTGACCTAGCAGGTTTGCCAGTCGCTTATGTTCCACCTGAGTTCTTATCTTC